TACAAGATTTTCAACCAATTATAGACACCAATGGTATCGCTCTTGCATTTACCCTAAATACCATTGATGATCCAATGACTGGTGTATACCCTGAAGATGGGTATGTTATTATGGAACCATACGATTTAGGTGCGTATCAATCTGAGCACTATGCTAATGATCGCCCATCGACTTTCTCAACATAAGGAGTTAATATGAATAAACTTATTCAAAACAGCACAGTAAGCCCAAAGGGTTGGGTTACTGTAACTAAAACAAACGAACTAGGACAGATCACTGAACAGTTTGAAGTTCCTAATTTGGTGGTTACTACTGGTAAAATTTACATTGCTGGTAAGATGATCGCCACTGATTCTAACGTTCCAGTTGCTATGTCCCACATGGCTATCGGTACAGGTACTGCATCTCCGATCGCAGAAGATACCACTTTAGGTACTCAAACTGGTCGCGTGTTGCTATCTGGTAACTTACAAGAAAACAATGCTATCACTTACACTGCTACTTTCCCAGCAGGTACTGGTACTGGTGCAATTACTGAAGCTGGTATTTTCAACGCTTCTACTGGTGGTTCTATGCTTTGTCGCACGGTGTTCCCAGTTGTTACAAAGCAAGCTGGTGATACTATCGCTATCACTTGGAAAGTTACAGTAAGTTAATTTGTACTTTATATTATAAAAAATAAGTCAAACTATTAGCGGAAGCAAACATGGCAGATACAAAATTAGTAAAAACGATCCTGTATAAATCTCTATCTGAGGGTGTGTACAGAGACGTTGTTACGAAATCTTCTTCATATTATTATTTTCTAGGACAAACCCTCGGGTGGGTTGATGAAAATAATCCACCATCGCCTGTTGATAGTTTGACTTATGAGCACGCAGCTCGTAACGAAATTATTACAATTAAAGAAATTAAACCTTCTGATATTGCGTTTGTTGTTACCCGCCGAGAATGGGCGTCTGATGTTACATATGATATGTTTGACGACCGCTACTCTGATCAAGTGCTTGGTTTGAATATTATTTCAGGTGGTGTCGGATACATTAACATTGAAGATATTGTTATTACAATTGAAGGTGGTGGTGGCACTGGGGCAACTGCTGTTGTTTCTGAGATTACTGGTTCTTCGATTTCAGGTATCGTACTGACAAACCCAGGATCTGGTTATACTTCTGTACCAATCGCCACTGTGCAATCGGCATCAGGTTCTGGTGTTGAATTGGAGGTTAAAATTGGTATTTCTTCTACAGGTAAACTAAAGATTGAAGAAGCTGATTTCTACGTTGTAACAGACGAATATAACGTTTACAAATGCCTTGATAATAACAACGGTGCTTTGTCTAGAGTTAAACCAACTGGCACTCAGTTGGCACCTATCAAAACTTCCGACGGGTATATTTGGAAGTTTATGTATAACATCCCAATTAACCTTCGTAACAAATTCTACACTGACGATTACATTCCAGTTACATCAGCGTTGACAAACCACTTTTATTCAAACGGTACGATCGATAACGTATACATCACAAGCCGTGGTGAAGGTTACACTAGTGCAATCGTTTCTGTTACTGGCGATGGTTACAGAGAGTCTGACCCAATTCTTATTACCAGAGCGACGGTTGTTTCTGAAGGAACAGGTTATTCTGATGGAGCAGAAATTGAATTCTCTCCACCATTCTCAGCCTCTTCTCTGTTCATTGCTACTGGTAACGTGAACCTCGGACAGATTATTCGAAATCAATATGATGATTTCTATGAAGTATCTACACCAGGTCAACTTGGTCCAGTGGAACCAACTCATAAGTTTGGAACTGTTCTTAGTGGATCTTCTGCGTTAAAGTACAGAGGAACTACGATGAAGGGTTCTCTAACATTAAGAAACGATCGAAATATTGTTTCTGTTTCTATCGCTTCCGCTGGATCAGGTTATACTCTACCGCCAGTAGTAACTATCACAGACCCAACAGGACAAAGCGCTCAAGTTACTGCTATTATTGGAACTTCTGGTATTGCTGGAGTTACTGTTAATAACAATAACTCTAATGGCAATTACGTTTCTCCAATTCTAACTGTTGTTGGTGGCGGTGGATCTGGCGCAGTGCTGCAGCCAGTTGTTGTTAGCGGGGTGATTGATGAAGTTATCGTAGTCTCTGCTGGAACGGGATACACATCTACCCCAACTATTCGTATCGAAGACGTTTCTGGTCTTGGTTCTACAATGTCTGTTCAATTAACAGGTTCTCCAATATTAGACATAGTTGTTGTGTCAGGCGGTGAAGGATATACTGATCCAGAAGTTACTATTGAACCAGCTCAAGGTGATGCAGGATTTGGTGCGATTGGTGTGGCAAACGTTGAGACAGGAGTTATCGATGATGTAACTCTAGTTGGCAGCCTAAGAGATGTTGTTATTGTTTCTCCAGGTTCTGGATATCTAGAACCACCTGAAATTACTATTACTGGAGGCGGTGGACAATATGCAGTTGTGCGTTCTAAACTATATTCAGATCGCGTTATTTCCACAACAGTTATTAACAGCGGACAAGACTTTACAACAACACCAACTGCAACTTTCGGCACACCGTGGGAACAGGGATTAGAAGTTTATACAAACGACCAGTTCTCTAATGGGGCTTATTTATACACTGTGGTTGAAGGTGGATTCCTAGGTCATATTTCACCTTCTTGGTCTACAGGCACTCAATACACTTCAGTCGTTTGGTCTGCTTCTACCCAAGTGTATGAAGGTGATACATTATATTATGAAAGCAATGGCGTTAAGAACTTATATGAGATTCTAGAAGACGGCTACACAAATACTACTGCTCCCGAGTTTACTGCGGGTGACGGGTCTAGTGCAACATATGGTGTAGGTCTTAGATACATTGGAGTAGTTGCTTCTCTTCATAAAGCAGGTTCTGTTGCTACTGGTTATGCAGTTATGCGTTATGGAGCAGGTTATTCCGCAACCCCTGCTGTAAATATTATTGACAACAACGGCGTCGGCGCAGAAATTAACTTTTTCACTGCAAAGTCTGAAGCTAAAATTTCCGCTATTACTGAAAACGGTCAAGTTGTGTATTTGGTTATTGATGATCCTGGGGTTGGTTATACTAAAGCTGCACTTAGCGTGACAGGTGATGGCCAAGGTGCTCTGCTAACAGCAGACTTATCTTTAGGTTCAATTGCTTCTCAACAAGCGAATAATGAAATCCTAACACCAGCTGGCACTATTGATGCTATTGCTATTATTTCAGGTGGTTATGGTTACGGTGTAGCAAACATCTTGATTGAAGGTGATGGTGCAGGGTGTACAGCTGAAGCTGTTATCAACCCGATCACTCAAGCTATTATTAAGATTGTAATTACAAACCGTGGTGAAGGATATACTTACGCGAACGTTAGAGTTATTGGTAATGGTAGTGGAGCTAACTTGAGAGCAATTATTTCTCCATATGGTGGTCACGGTAAGAACTCACCAGAAGAATTATATGCTCGTTCATTGATGTTCTACACTAACGTATCAAACGACTTGAACCAAGGTGTTGTAGTTGCTAACGACTATCGTCAAGTTGGTATTATTAAAGACCCACGTGTATTTGATGGGTTTGAGAGATTCCAAGGTTCTATTGGTTCTGCATGTTTTATCATTCAAGCGCCGATTGATACTGCAAGGTTTGAAAAAGATACTGAAGTTTACATTGAGCGTGTTACAAAACCAGAAATTGAATGGGAACCATCTATTCTATTAGTAACTGGTGACTTTATTTGGGTTGACGACCGTATCTATGCTGTCGCAGAAGGTGGTGTTTCTGGTTCATCTGCGCCGATTTCAACTACAGGCACTGAAACTAATGGCTTTGCTAAACTTAACTATGTTGGTTCAACTAAGTCTAGAAAACGTTATAGAATCGTTTCTTTATCATCTGACTTTGCTCTAGTGCAATCTCTTGATAGCGATATCCCTGAATCTAATGATGTGCTTATTAATTACAGTAATCGTTCAGATAACTTTACAGCAATTTCTGTGGGTTACCCAACGTTTGATAAATTCTCAGGTCAAGTATTATACATTGACAACAAACAAGGCTTCACACCGTCTGGTGATGAAACTATTACATTGCGAACAATCATTCAATTCTAACACTAAATAATAGTAATAGAGTTATTGTTTAACATACAAAGAGACAAAAAGAATGGCACTTGATTTTAACACAGAACCGTATTTTGACGACTACAACGCTGAAAAAGACTTTTATAGAATTTTGTTTAGACCTAGTTATGCGGTCCAAGCTCGTGAACTAACACAGCTACAAACTATTCTTCAAAACCAAGTTTCTCGTTTTGGAGATCACGTTTTTAAGAATGGTTCTCAAGTTATCCCAGGTTCAGTGAACGTGGATAACAAAGTACACTTCATTAAACTGGAACAATTTACAGGTACAGTAGACGTTACAACGTATATTGAAACCTTAAAGAATAAGATTATCACAGGCGAAACGTCTGGTGTTAAGATGCGAGTTCTTGATACTTCTGGTGGTTCTGCTGTTGTAGATGAACTCACTACACCTACGTTGTACTGTAAGATTGAAGGTACTGCTGAAGACACAGTAACTAATCGTTTGCAGCCTGGTGAAAACATTATTGCTTATACAGAAGATAACTTAATCTCTAGCAACTTTAGATTATCTGAAGATCAATTAACTGATATTTCTGCTGTTATTAAGCTCACAGGTTCAGCTTCAGAAACACCAACCACATACACAGGGAATGTTTCTTCTGACGTTATTGGTTATGGTTACAGCGTTGATGTAGGCGCAGGTATCTATTACATTGACGGCACATTTGCACGTAACTCTGATTTAAAGTTATATGTTGGTCGTTTCAGCAATACACCTTCTTGCCGTGTAGGTTTTAGAGTAACTGAAGAAACTGTTGCTCCAGAAGACGACGAGTCTATCCTAGACAATGCAACTGGTTCTTATAACTTTGCTGCTCCAGGCGCTCACCGTTACAAAATCTCTTTATCTCTTGTTAAACTACCTTTAACTGGCACTGACACTTTCAAGTTTATTGAATTAGTCCGTATCGTAAACGGTCGTGTTCAACAGAAAATAACATCTAGCTCATACGCTGAACTAGAAAAGTCATTGGCTCGTCGCACATATGACGAGTCTGGTAACTATGAAGTTAACAAATTCAAATTATCAATTCGTGATCACATCAATGATGGGACAAACCAAGGTGTATACTCACCTCTTGCCAGCGGCACATTACCAGTCGAGGGTGTAACTTATGGTGACCAAAACTTATTCTGCCTTGTTGTAGATCCAGGTAAGGCATATATCCAAGGTTACGAAGTTGAGTCAACTGTTGCTCAATTCATTGATATTGGCAAGGCACGTGAAATCGACGGCAACGAAGGCAACCACATCCAACGTATTGACAAACAAACTGTTGGTCTAAACCTTGGTAACTATGTTGACGTTGAAAACTTATACAATATTCCAGATATTCAGAACTTTGAAAAAGTTTATTTGGTTAATTCTCTACAACCACGTGTGGCTCAAGCAAGGGCTGTAGTTTCAGGTGGTATTATCACTTCTGTTGTTGTAGAAGATGGCGGTTACGGATATTCTGGCAGCTGGACTGAAAGTGTATCTTTTGCTGTATCTCCTAAAACTACAACTGGCGCAAATGCTCGCCTAAGTGTTACAGTAGTCAACGGTGTTGTTACTGCAATCTCTGTAACTGCAGGTGGTGCTGATTATAGCAACAGTATCCCACCAGATATCGTTCTGACAAATAACATCACACTTGGCACTGGCCCAGCAACATCTAACATTGTTGGTACTGCAAGAACTCGTTCTATTCAAATCTCTGACACTGATACTATTAAGACTAAAACATCTTATAAGTTGAGTCTGTTTGATATCCAAATGTTTGATGGTAAATCATTCGAACGTGATGTTAAGTGTGTTGCTGGAACTAGAACTTCTGGTAATTTCTCAGCTAACATCAAACCTTTAGAATACACTATCCCAGGTACTGCTACTGGTAGCACAGCTTCTAACCTTATCCTTGGTCAAGGTACTGTATTTAATTCTACAGTTCAAATTGGTGACATTATCTTCTTGAACGACCAGTTAGCTGGCACAGTGTCCCAGGTTACAGGTAATGTTAGTGGTACTGAACTTGGTAACTTTGCAGTTAAATTGTCTGGTAACAGTTTAGTCAACCAGACTAATGCTCGAATTACGGTATTCAGCGCAAAGCTACACTTACCAACATACGAGAGTTTGTTATTCCCTGTTGGTCAATCTAACATCAAGACTCTACGTGGGTATCTTGGTGGGGCAGATAACTTTAAGAATAGCGACATTATTGTTCGCCGCAAGTTCCCTATTGCCAACGCATCTAACAACCGAGTTTCTTGGGAACTTAACATCGACCAAGAAACATTCTTGTCGGATGAAGAACCTTCTAACTACTTGTTAGTGAACGCTGTAACAAAGTTACCCGTACCATTTACAACTGATACAGCCAGTGACGTATTCGTTTCGTTTGACAATGACGAAAACCGCACCGTTGTAACATTCAACAACGTTCCTGCAGGCGACTACTACTTAATCGCTTCTATCAAGCAGATTACCAATGCTGCTCAAGAATCAACTAAATCTCTAAACAAGATTGATGGTGAGATGATTATTGAGAACCGTAAGATCGTTAACTCTAATTCAATTGAATTAACTCATGGAGATATCTTTAAGTTAGTAAGCGTTGAAATGACACCAGACGACGGTTCATACACGTTCAATGAAGATCAAGTTATCGACATCACACACCGCTATACTTTAGATAATGGCCAGCGTTCTTCATATTACACTTATGGTAAGTTGAACTTAAAGCCAGGTCAACCAGTACCTAATGGTCCAATAAGAATTACATACTGGTTCTTTACATCTTCAAACGTCGGTTATGGCGGCAACTACTTCTCTGTAGACTCATACGTTATCGGCGGTGCGGGTATCAAGTATGAAGAAATTCCTTCTTACTACTCTACAGACCCAACTACTGGTCGTTCACGCGAAACAAGTTTAACAGACTTGGTTGACTTCCGTCCAGTCTTGACTACAACCAACGGCTTCTACCCAGAACTGCCAATGATTGGTTCTGATATGGGTTGCCCACGTGCTAACTATGTTGGCCGCATTGATAAGATCGCACTTGACTCGTTTGGCAAATATACTATCATTACAGGTGTACCAAGCGCATCTCCAAAAGAACCAGACGATCCTAAAGAAGGTATGGTTCTTGCGACCGTTAAAGTCCCAGCATATACTAAGACTGTAAAAGACGTTGTTGTAACTCAACGTGATAATCGCCGCTATACTATGCGTGATATCGGTCGCTTAGAACGTAGGATTACAAACTTAGAGTATTATGTATCTCTTTCTCTATTAGAAAAGGATACTGCTCAGTTACAAATTATTGATGCGGAGACTGGTCTAGATCGTTTCAAGAACGGTTTTATTGTTGACCAATTTACAGGTCATGGCGTTGGTGATGTTAAAAACCAAGACTATAAGATTTCTGTAGACAGCACTACTAAGACTCTGCGTCCAATGCACTATACTAATGCGGTTGAACTTGTAGAAGATTTATCTTCTGGTTCTGACCGTGGTAATAAGACATACCAGAAAACTGGAGATCTTATCACTTTACCGTATAGCGAAAACGCATATATCTTCAACAATAATGCAACTCGTACAATGGACATCCACGCGATCTCTATGGGTGCATTTAATGGCCAAGTTACACTATTTCCTGAAGGTGATAACTGGAAGTCTGTTACACGTCGCCCAGACTTGACAGTCGTTGATGATAACAACTATGACGCTATCAAGTATCTAGCTGAAGAGTTAGGTGTTACAGGAACTAAGTGGGGTGAGTGGGAAACTAACTGGTTGTCTGCTGTTCCACGTCCACCAACATATTCTGAAACATGGACATACCGTGGATATGCTAGCGCATATGACGTTCGTCAATATGAAAACATTGCCACTGACTGGACTGGTTACCAAACTCGCCCATTCACAACTACTACTCTTGATTCTTCAGTTAACGCACAGTCTTATGGTGACCGTGTTGTGGATATGTCTTATATCCCTTACATGCGCTCTAGACCAGTAACTTTTATCGCTCAGAACTTGAAGGCTAGAACTAGATTCTATCCGTTCTTCGATAACGTTTCTGTTAAGAAGTATGTAAAACCAGCTGACGTATTCAAAGTTACCCGTGTTTCTAACTCGTTGATGTCATTTGACTTGTACGATCTACAGAATAACATTCTGGTTGATGATCCACGCAGAAGCTACAACGGTGTAGAGTACAGAGACATTGTTGGTGAAAACGGTGGACGTGTTGAACCATCATTCGGTATCGGTGATGTTATTACTAACGTCACTCACAACGCAACTAACGTTATTTCCGTAGCTAACCTAACAGTTGCTGCTACCACGTTCACTTTAGTTGTTCAAGACTCTAACAACATTAAAGTTGGCAACCACGTTATGTTCTATAACATGGACTACCATAACGCTGTAGACTTAACACAATATAACGACTATTCTGGAACAATTGTACCTACAAGTCTAAGTATTGTTGACAACACTTTAACTTCTAAGCAATTGAACTTGAAAGTTTTCAAGGTTGTTGGTGTTAATGGTGGTTCTATCACTCTTGCTAGCGCAGACGGTTCTGCTATCCAACCTTTCGACGCATACTCTACAGATTCTTATGATGATGGTGTTAAAGGTAAGTTGTATCGCTTGAAGGCATCTGGTGTAGTTGCTCATGGTGGAACAATCTACAGTAATGATGTGGTTGGTCCAATCCAACAAGATATTCACGTTGTTAACATCAAGAACGGTTTCGGTGTTGGTGAAACTCTAACTGGTACAGTTACTATCGGTTCTTCTGGTTTGTATAACGGTTTTGTAGTTAACGAAATTAACGGTGCTGCTGTTAACGTTGTTCTAAAGGCTAACGATACATACCTAACAACTGATGACAACGGTACTGCAGTTGGTGTGTTCTATATCCCAGAAACTGATGAGTTAAGTTTCAGAACTGGTGAAAGAACTTTCACTCTAACTGATAACATGACAGACAGCAACGCTAAGTTTGACTCTAGTGGTTCCGCTGTGTACTATGCTCAAGGTATCTCTCTTGATAAAGAACGTACTATCGTTTCTTCTAGAACGGCTGAGTTTATCCAAGTTACTGGCACTCAAGATTCTCGCGAACTTGGTTTGCCTCCAGTACGCCGAGTTACAAATAGCTCTAGACTGATTTACCAATACGTCTATGACCCATTGGCACAGACATTCACTATCAACAGTCCAGGTGGTACATTCCTGACTTCTATTGACTTGTACTTCTCTGAGTCTGGTCGTCGCCCAGTTTCTATTGAATTACGTCCAACAGACAATGGTGTTCCATCTTCAACTAAGGTTATCCCATTCTCTAAGGTAACTAAGACACCAGCAGAGATTAATGTTTCTGAAGATAGTTCTTTGGCCACAACATATAAGTTTAAGTCTCCTGTGTATCTACAAGACGGCGAAACTTATGCGTTTGTTGTGTTGACTGATGAACCAGGTGCTCAAGTTTGGGTTTCTGAAATGGGACAAAAGGATATCTTAACTGATAACACTATCGCAGGGCAACCACTAACTGGTTCTCTGTATGCATCTCAGAATGCTCGCGAGTGGGAAATTCATACCCTACTAGACATGAAGTTTGTACTTCGTAACGCCAAGTTTAACACTAACGTTGCCTCTACATTATTCCTGAAAAATACTCCACCAGAAATGGTAAGTTTGGGTAATGACCCATTTACTATTACAAACGGTAAGACGTTGATTCGCGTGAAAGCTAAAAACCACGGTTTACAAGCTGGACAGACAGTTAGAATTACTGGTGTACCAGAAGGTTTATATGGCTCTAACCTTTCAAACGTTGGTATCCCTCATACTCTATTGAATGCAAATCACACTGTGTATGCGGGCAATCAGATAGCAGGTATCCCTTCTGGTATTGACAAAGATAGTTTCATCATTAACTTAGTTACTACTGAGGCTGGTACAGGTAATAACTTATTACGTGGCACAACTGCTGACTTTGTTACTGGTGAATATGGTGGTAGCACTGTATCTTGTACTCGAGGTTTCAACGTAGATATGTTATATCTAAAAACTTCTGACTTGATCTTTGCTGACACTAAGATTGATTATTATGCAAAGACTATGAAGAGCGCTGGTGATATGACTACAGACTTTGTACCATTGATCTCTAATAGTAACTTTAGCATGGCTACTCGTATGATGATTCCATCTTTTGAGAACTACTATGTTCAAGATAACGTTAAGGTTGCCCCTCTACAGATCAAGGCTATTATGGCTTCATCTAATGAGAACGTTTCTCCTGTTATCGACATGCAGCAACTAGCAGCTTATGCTGTTTCTAACTTGATCAATAGTTCGTCAGCTTCTGAAATCAACGTTGCAGATATTGATACTCGTGTGTTGTTGACATACGGTGATATTGAAAACGCTGACGTTCAAACTGCTGGTACTGGTACTGTAACATCTTCTACAAGTAGTAATAAAATCCAAGGTAACAGTACATTGTTTAAAACACAAGTATACCAAGGAAATAAGCTATATAAAGAAGCAGACAATACTTTAATTGGTACAGTTCTTTCTGTTGCTACTGATGATGGTATTGATGCTATCACTTTAACTGGTAATGCTGCACAAACTGTAAGCGCACAAGCCTTCTATATTACAACTGCTCCAACTTTGAGCTTCTTGAATAATGCTGAAGGTTTTGGTAAGATTAGCACTAACATTGATACTGCGGATAACTTGTTATCTTCAGCAAGTGTTGGTAAAGTTCTAATTATCTCAGGTGTTGATGGTGATGCGGTTTCACCTAAGTTGATCGACGGTACATATACTATCAAAGACGTTCAAATCGTTGAAGACAAGACATTGTATGCGGGTAACGTTGAGCGTGATATTTGTATCATTACTTTAAACGAAGCCTTCCGTGGTACTGCTTCTATCGACATGATCGCTGATGAAGGTGGTAACTTTAAGATTTCTATCCTAGATAAATACATTGATGATACTGCACCATATGGTGTATCCAATGACGCTAACTATGTTACAAGAACTCTTTCTTTGGCAGAACCAGCTAACAACCTGAAAGCTATCTTTGAATCTAATATTCCAAACAATACTGAATTGAAGGTATATTACAGAACTTGGACAGGTAACGCTGACTTGAAGAAAGTGCGTTGGATTGACAGTGGTTTTGTAAGCGATGGTAAAGACGTTGGTATTGATTTCATTGAGCGCGAAGCTAATGTAAGCAATATTCCTTCTTTCAATAACGTTCAAATGAAGATCGTGTTTAAGTCTACAAAACCAACTTCTGTACCGCAAATTAGAAACCTAAGAGTATTGGCGCTAACATGAGTTTAGAAAAAGTTGAAGGTTATTCTTCTTTGAGGAAAGACACTGCTAACGGTGGTGTCGTTAATGTGGATAAAAAGTCTTTTGAGTCATATAAGAATCAAAGGCTTTTTGCCCTACAAAAAACTCAAGAAGTTAAGCATACGTCTAGTTCCGTAGCGAAGTTAGAAAATGAAATAAATAATATTAAGAGCGACATGCAAGACATAAAACAATTGTTGCTGACATTAATAGAAAAAGGTAAATAATGGCTATTATCAACTTAAGACAAGATAAAGAACGCCCACTAACGATCGAGGAAGTGGATTCTAATTTTGATAATCTAAACCAAGAAGTTGCACAGAAGTTAGATACAACAGCGTTTTCCGCTGCAAACATCTTACTTCTTCTTGAACCAATCCAAGGTGTGTCTTCAACAATTGACGCTAAGAAACTACAAGGTTATCTTCCAAGCAAGACATCTCAGCCAAACACTGCAGTTATTAGAGATTCTCTATCCAACGTTTATGCTAACCAGTTTTATGGTGTGCATATCGGCGCTGTTCTTGGTAACGTAACTGGAAACCTTGTTGGTACTGTTACAGGTAACTCTACAAACGTTGATGGTGTGGTTCAAATCGAACACGGTGGTACTGGTGCCACGACCCCAGTCAATGCCCGAAATAACTTGGGTCTTGGCAACATGGCAGTTCAGAATAAAAGCACTATTGAAATTACAGGTGGTACTATTACTGGCGTTACAGATATTGCTGTAGAAGACGGTGGTACTGGTGCTTCTACAGCCTCTGGTGCTCGAGCTAACCTTGGTGTTGTTATTGGTTCTGATGTGCAAGCGTATGCTGCTATTCTCTCGGGTGTTTCTGCCACAGCAGGTAATGGTTTACTTGTTCGTACAGATACTAACTCTTCAGTTGTTAGATCTTTCACCCAAGGTAACTCTATTGAGATTACTAATGCTAACGGGAAAGACGGCAACATTGGTATTGGTTTAGCATTAAACCCAACTGTATCTGCAATTACAAAATCAGCTGGTTCTAATGGTAGTGGAGATATTGGTCAAGGCACGCAACGTTTTGGTAATGCATATCTTCAAGGGGTTTCTGTTGGAACTTCTACTGCAGCTGAAGCTGGTGGTGTATATGCCACAGGTAACGTTGTAGCTTACTACTCTGACGATAAATTAAAGACTAAACTTGGCAAGATTGAAAATGCTCTTGATAAGATTGAAGAACTAGAAGGTTTCTATTATGAAGCCAACCAGACTGCTCAAGATCTAGGATACAAGGTAAAACGCGAGGTTGGTGTTTCTGCTCAAAAGACCCAAGGCATTATGCCTGAGATCGTTCACGCTGCCCCAATTGATGATAAATACTTAACGGTTGATTATGAACGTTTCGCTCCACTATTCATTGAAGGTATCAAAGAGTTAAGAGCTGAGCTTCGTTCAATCAAAGAACATATTGGGATGGAGTAATAAATGCCTTTAATTACCACACGTGTCACGGCAGCAGCTGACGCAACAGTTAGAAATGTACCGCTGACAAACGCTGAAATTGATCAGAACTTTATCAATTTAAACACAGCAATAACATTAACTGGCGATGCTACAGGTTTTGTTGACAGAACAAGTAGCACAATATCATTTGTAGACGCAACTAGAACTCTATCACTTACACCTACTGGTGCAAACTTTACCATTTATTATAAAGGTAAAGCTGTTTTAATTGATACTGCAAAAACAGTGACGCTCGCTAACGCAACAGGCAGTCACTGGATTCATTGGGATTTTACCCAAAACAGATTAGTTGATTTAGGCGCCACACCAAATATCAGAGACAACTTATTAGTCGCGTACATTTATTGGGATGCAACCGCATCTTATGCTATTATCTTTGGTGATGAACGCCACTCTGTGGCAAGAGATATGACATGGCATCACTACCAACATACCACTAATGGTGCTATTTGGAAGTCTGGTGGAGATGCAACGTACACCATTAATAATACAAACAACGTTAGTTTAGCGATTAATGGCACTATTGTAATTGCAGATGAAGACTTGGAACATAATATTGTTCCTCAAATATCCCCCGCATTACCATACGAGCAGATTCTTGAAAATGCAGCCAAGTTGCCTATTTTGTACTTGAGTGGTTCTACATACAAGCAATCTACTACAGAAGGTACGACTTTGCCGTGGTATCCTTCCACAACAAGAGCATATTATAACCCAATAGTGTCTAACAGTGGATCTTTAGCAACTGCTCCAGCAGATGACCTGTTCATTGTTTATTGGATTGTTGCAACAAACGACTCTAGAACACCAGTTAAATTAGTTATGGGTAGAAATGCATGGGCAACTGCAGGAGAAGCTGAAACAGAAAACTTTGACGCATACGGTCTTCCAATGCCGGAAATTGTACCTATGTATAAAGTGATCTTAAAAACTAGATCTTCTTATACTCAAAACTTGGCACGTGTTAACATTATTTCTGTACGAGAACTAGTTGGTAAGCAAAACGCTAGATCTAACTCGTTTGATACTCTGTCTCATGATTCATTGTCTGACCGTTTCAACGCAGACCAACATGGCATAGGTTCTATCACTGACCTTCAAACCACTTTAGATAGTGTCGCTGGCGCATCCGTTGCCATGGCTATCGCATTAGGATAATAAATAAAGATATGGCAAATACATTTAAATCTTATCTAGCATCTGGTGTTACAACCCAAGCGACAGTCCTAACTGCTGCTGGTGGCACACAGACAACTTTAATCGGCTTATCTTTAGCTAATACATCTACAGGTGCTGCGTCAGTTACTGCAGTTCTAACTAGAAGTTCTACTGACTACCATATCGTTAAGAACGCCACAGTTCCTGCAGCTGATGCATTAGTTTTATATGGCGGTGACCAAAAGCTGGTTATGCAAGCGGGTGATCTTTTAAAGATTACTTCCACAGGCGCAGTTGATGTTATCGCTTCAGTTCTAGAGGTGAGTTAATGGCTCTTCTATCTGGCAGCGCTGCTGCATATAAGAGTGTAGATAGAACAAACTTTACAGCCACGGCTGGACAGACTACCTTCACTCTATCACAGGGATACTCTGTTGGAGATATTGATGTATTTCTAAACGGTATTAAAATTGTTGAGGGTGATGACTACTTTGCAACAAATGGTACAACAGTTATATTAAACTCAGCAGCGACCGTTGGGGATAACGTTCAGATTGTATCTTATAATCAGTTTACCGCTGCTAACACTTATACAAAATCTGAATCCGATACAAAGTATATGGTGGCAACTGGCCAAACGCCAATGGCATCATATTTAAGAACTCCAAACTATGGTGTTTCTTCTTGGTCTGATTCAGCAACAGCATCATTAGAAGCCAGCGTTGGCGCTGGTGAACAAGGTGTTGGTATTAAAGCGTTTGGTCGATCGTTGGTTACCAATGGAGGTAACTTACATTATAGCACAGACACTCGCGGTAGTGGTGGACAACATATTTGGTATGGATATAATGGTTCTTCATTATCCACTCAGATGAAGATGGATAATGTTGGGAGGCTAACTGTGGCAAACCAACCGAGTATGCACCTTGATGGTAATGCAGCGACGATTACAACTGTGGCAAACCAAACGGTAACACAATTTTCACCAGTTCATACTTATGGCGGTATTGTTTGGGACAGTGGCACTGGAAGGATTACTGTCCCAGTCGCTGGGAGATATATTATAACATATGGTATTTACCATTACCACGCAGGTGCCAATAGAACTTTATTGAAACATAACGGTAATATTATTCTTTTAGTGCATTCAAATAACGGCGTAGTGGACGATGGAACACGTGGAGCCACAACTATTAGAAACATGGCAGCTGGAGACTACATTAACATAACATTTGAATATGCAGGTAACTATTATATGGGATCTCAACATTCTTTCTGTTCAATACATTTATTAGGATAAAACATGTCAGTAACTTATACAATTACAATTAGCGAAGCTGAAGATAAAGCACTAAGTGTTGTAGCATATTCTCAACAAGAATGGATAGAAAATCTAGTACACGCTAGATGTGTTTCTGCTATTGAAGAGATCGTTTCTTTAGAAGTCCAACGAAAACTAGCAGCAGGAGAGCCTATTACAGGAACTAAAGAAGATATCGTTCTAGCTGCAGAAATTGAGAATGCAGCTGAGCGCCAAGCCCGCATACAAGCTGAGCTGGCTGCGTTAGAACAACAAGGATAATTAAATGAGTATCGCTAGAAACATGTCGAAAGTGTCTGTTGATACTAACGGATATGTTCAACCGATTTCTTTATCCAATGTAGATGGTTCTTTGTTTTCTAGTAAGATACAGAATTCTTTATTTCCATCGGGTTCTTCAATTCAAATGGTTTCTATGTTATATCAATCATACAACTCTGTAACCATCGATAACTTGTGGGTTAATGTGCCTAATATGTTGTTGAGTATAACCCCCACAACAGTTAACTCTAAAATAAAAATTGATGTTAGATGGTTCGGTGAAGTTTCGAGCGCATGGGATGACGTATTTGGAATAACACGAAATGGCACTATTATAAATTTACCAACTGGCACTTCTAATAGAAACGCTGCTCTTGGTATGCCAGTTCAGACTTATATTGCCGATGATAATAACAGTACTCCAGAGTTATGTTTTATTACTACAATCGACACTCCTGCAACTATATCCCCAGTTACATACAGATTAGTTGCTAGAGCTAACACAAGTAGAACTTTAATGACAGGTCGCGTTTTTGATAGTGTCACGCAACAAAGTAACTACGAACAAGGTTCGTGTGAAATTATTTTAACGGAGTATGCGGGATGAGTAATGCTAGAAATATGGCTAGGCTTTTAGCCAACGATTCTGGTGTAATTTTAAAAGCATCATTACCAGATATTCCTGGAAGTGTTGTAACTGGTACTATAAATTCAAACCTGTTACCTTCCGGAAGTATACTACAAGTCAAATCCACTCTGTTCACATCGATCAATACAGTAACACTTGACCTCGGTTATTGGTCTAATGTACCTAGCGTAAACGTATCAATTAACCCTCTACGCAGTAATTCTAGATTTAGAATTGACGTTAGATGGGGTGGTGAAATTTCTAGTGCATGGGATGTAGTTTTCGCGATAAGTAGAAATGGTACTATCATCGGACTTCCAACACAAGAAGGCACTCGTATGGGCGCTGTTGGTATGCCCCTGCAAACGTATATTGACGATAACAACGATAGTACTCCAGAATATACTTGTTTCTCTTACATAGATACACCAAACACACTAGCTCCAATCACATATACGTTAGTTGCTAAAGCGTGGTCAGCAAGAACGTTATACACAGGGTCAACTGTTAACCAAACAGATGGATTGACATATGAACGAATATCCAGTGAAATTATAGTAACAGAGATTGCGCAATGAGCAAAGCTAGAAACATCGCAAGATTATTATTGAGTAACAGCGGAGTTGTTCCAGTCAGCTCAATCCAGTCTGTAAACGCATCAAGTATAACATCACAGTTATCTCATAGAAGTTTACCAGCGGGTCAATCTTTACAAGTACAGTCTACTTTTTATAACTGGTATAATAGTATGTCATTAACAGGTTCTTGGCAAAACGTACCAAACATGTCAGTTAATATTACACCTAAATTTGTCAATTCTAGAATAAAAATTGATGTTAGATGGTTCGGTGAAGTTTCGAGCGCATGGGATGTTACATTTGGTATAGCTAGGAATGGTACACCAATTAACTTACCAACACAAGAAGCATCTCGATACGGATGCCTCGGTATGCCTAACCAATCATATGTTAACGACGATAACGACTCAACACCAGAGTTTTCGTTCTTCTCAACAATAGATGCGCCAAATACAATATCCGTTATAACATATACTATGGTCGCTAGATCTTATGGTGATACACGCACAATGTGGAATGGTAGAGTTTTTAGCGGAACAACAAACGGCAATTATGAACAAGGATCCTCAGGGATCACAGTCACGGAGTATGCTACATGAGACATCAAGCAATTAGAAATTTATACGAAAATGTATGGTCAATTTTAACAGATGAAAACGGAGAACACGCATTCGATCAAAGCGGCTCTCCAGTAATT